GTGGAAATACTGTCATCAGTATAGCCTTTTGAAATGCTTTCTGCCTCGCTTTTTGCATCAGAAATAGATTCTTCAACATCCTGCCGATACGATGCGTCAATGGTTTCAGCCAGCACGGAACCAGCAATAAGCATTTTGCCATTGATTCTGCCATCCATGGTGATTGCAACACCGTCCGCAGGGCCGTCGTACCCTTCACTGTAATGGGCGAGGCCTCCAAGGCCCCACCGCCACAGTTGCCGCGCTGTAGTTGCGCCCTCTGCATCAGCAACAATAAATTCATTTTTCGTGTGAATGGCATATCCGCTTTGGGTCATGTCATTAAGCAGGTCAGTAGCCTGCCGTAGAGCCGCTTGCAACAATTCTCCGCGGCTCGGAATATCTTTTATCGTCTCCTCAATAGAGGCGCTTTGTGACGCATTGGTGCTCGTGTAAGTGTGGGCGGAAGTTTCACTGCCAAGGGTTACGGTATTTCTACCAAAATCTTGGATGTACACTTTCTTTTCAGCCAAGGGCAAGTACACATCCATGGAACGCGGCTTTGAAATGCACCGGACCATCTGGCCGATTTTCATTTCCTCAACATCGCTTGATGTGAGGCTCAAATCCACAGCTTTGACTTCGAGTACCATTTTCTCGTACTGCGTGGTAGTCAAATACTTCTTGGCTTTCTTCAGCAGATTGGCAGGCTCGGTTACATCATCCCAGGTTACTGTTTTATAGATTTTTCCATATTCAGCAACGGCATCATCATCCATGACATAATCAACGCCACCATTTACATCCGAAATAGTGACACGCTCTTCAAGGCCCTCAATGCTGGATTCATCCTTGCGGGCACCAAGCGGAATAATGCAGGTTGCAAGGTCGGAAGCATCCATATTTTTGGAATAATCCAGCAGATTTTCTCCGAACCGGATTTGCTGTTTGCAGGTGGTGTTAAATTCCTCATCGCTCAAATAATCAATAATGCGCTGCCCGTTTTCATGGCGAATGTGCAAATGCCCGCCAAGGCGCTTAATGAGCTTTTCGGTCAAGGTTTCCCGCGTGGTTTCCCAGTTGGAGTAGCGGTACAAGCTATCGTTGGAATCTGTGACGCTCACTCGGCCCACAACAAACTGTTTTCTCTCCTCAACCTGCGAATTGTGCAACGATATAATTTTGCTGAAATAATCTATAACGCTGATATCATGGTATACGGCAGGCCGCTGCACGCTATCGCACAAAAATGCAAGCTCGCCCTCCACAAAAACGTGTTTTGCTCCGCTTGCATCCTCATCATCATACAGCACACGGCCATAAAAACATGGTGCCTTATTGTTATAAATTATAATATCCGTTGTGAGCTTTTTAACAACACTGTAATAAGGGTTATTTGGATAGACAATGAATTCGGCCTGCCCGTTTTTATTATCGCCAATCTCGAAATAGGCATCTTTGCCAACAATGGCATCGTTATATGACGGGTCATGGATGGTATATTCTTTCCCATCTACGACAGCCTTAATTATATACACTCACAATACACCCCCTCGATGCACAATGGTAATGGTCGCAGTGCCCTTGAAATACAGGTCATTTTCACCTTCAACGAGCTCTACATCGTGCATGATATTTTCACCAGACACAAGATTATATGTGTCGTTGCCGAAGCGCATTTGGACATCATTATTCGAAACAATTTTCAACGTTTCGTTATACGGGTAGCCGCTTAACTTGACCAGCTTCCAATCGTCTGAGGCAGATACCTTGATATCATTCGTGGCAGTAATAACGCCAGTGCGAAAATTGAACGTGTCCCAAATCCAAGGTTCGTCAGATGACGAAACGCTCAACTTATAAGGGTCACATGTACATGTGATGACAACTTCAGCACTGGTTTCGTTGGATTTTGTGCTATCGACAACGCACCGCCCATAATAATAATACCCTGCATCAATATCAAGGATTATTTTGCATTTATGCCCATGCAGGGCGGATGCAACCCTTGACAGCAAGCCAGGCCATTGCAAATAAGAACAATCCTTTGCATCAAAGGTCAATTCCAACTCGCGCGTGCCATAGCGTATGCCGCCATACTGGGCTTCGGTGAGGTCGAGCGGGCCCATTCTGCCTGGTATATCAACATAGGCAGTTTTTACTTCAGGGGTGCCAATGTGAATGGCCTTTAGGCGCAATCCCCATGTGTCATACGAATGCGCATCATCGAATTTTACGCCAACTTTGGACATGCTTTATCCTCCCCTCTTCTTATGCTTATCAATGCGGCCGAAATTGCGGTCAACGATAGGCGTTGTGGCATCGCCCACTTCTTTACCATCAAGCTCAACATGAGTATGGATTTCACCGCCAAGCTGCACATTCACAGGGGACGGGTCTGGCTTCTGCGGCTTTTCCTGCTCAACTTTGTAATTCTGCGATACAGTTTTTTCAATTTCAATTCTGCCGGTTTCAGCGGAAACAGTGGCCTGCATCTTTTGGGCCAGGGCTTCCATTTCGGCAGCTGTGCTTTTTTCAAGAGCAGGCATCGCACCTTCAATGCCCTCACCGATGCCGGGAGGAATCATTTTACCGATTTTATCCCGGAACAGCCGAGACGGAGAATGAATCCCCAAGGCATTTTTTGCAGCATCAAATGCGGATTTCGCTGCATTCGCCGCAGTCTCCACAAGGCCACCGATAGCGGAACCGATGCCGCCTATAATGCCATTGATGATATTAGAGCCGATGCTTCCCCAATCCAGAGACTTGAATGCGCCTGCAAGCGATTGCACAGCATTCCGCCCAAGTTCAAGCAGCTTGCTAGGCAGGCTCTTGATATTATCAACAATCGAGGTCAGCACGCTTTTGGCTGCGCTGCCCATATTCCCAACAGAATTTCTGATAACATTAAGGAGGCCGGAAATTGCATTCTTACCAAGATTCAGCAATGCACCAGGAAGCTGTGCAATGGCTGCGCGTATGACCTCGAAAACACTTACGCCAGCCAGCTGCGCATCTGTAACCATGGTGGTAATGCCGCTGGACAAATGCTGAATAGCATCCTTGCCGAGATTCAAAAGGGTTTCAGGCAGCTTTGCAATAGCATCTTTTACAGTTGTGTAAATGCCTTCGCCTGCTGTCTTTGCGGCACTCGCCATTGCTGTGATGCCGTCCCCCAGCAATTTGATGATATTCTTGCCAAGGTCAATCCAGTTATAAGCTGTGAAAACTGCAACTACAGCTTCGATAATCTGGGGAATATTTTCAATCAGGGTGGGAATCGCCTGAACAAGCCCTAATGCTAATTGCGCAATAAGGCTTATGCCAGTTTCCAGCAATTTTGGCGCATTATCATTGATGATTCCTGCAAGGTTCGTGATTATGGTTGGAACCGTTTCAATGAAGGTCGGAATATTATCAATGAGCGACTGAGCTAACGCAGTAATGAGCTGTAAGCCAGCATCAACAATCAGTCCTACGTTTTCACGCAGCGAACCGGAAAAATCCATCAACGCCTGCATTGCAAGCGGAATCAGGTCAGGCAAGTTATCCTGAATGCCTTGAGTAAGGTTTTGGATAAGTTGTACGCCTGCCTGCATTAAAGTCGGGGCATTATCAATAATGCTCTGAACAACGGACTGCACGCAGTTTACTGCGGCATCCATCACATCAGGGGCACCATCTGCAAGCCCTGTTGCCAGCTCTGTGATAAGAGTAATTGCAGTGGACCAAATATCTGCGGCGCAGGAGAGCAAAGCGGTTACAAGAGAAGTTATCAGCTTGCCGCCTGCATCTCCAATACCCTGTGCATTTTGCAACCCATCACAAAAGGATGTGACAAGACTTGCCGCTGCATCAATGAGCTGGGGACCGGCCTCTGCTACATCTTGCACTACTTCAGACAAAACACCGCCAACAGCGGATACAAGCCCATCAAAGCCGCCGCTGTTAAATGCTTGCTGTAACTCGCCGACCATGGAGTTTGCTTCTGCGACAACATCCTTCATGGGGGTCTGCATATTTTCATAGAAAGATATGCCTAGGCCCTCAAGTGCAGATTGCAAAATTGTAACCTGGCCTTGAAGGTTGTCGTTCATGGTTGCGGCCATACTTGCAGCCGCACTCTTGGAACTGTCTATGGAATCCGTGGCGTTGTCTATTGCAGACGCCAGCTTGTCAAAATCCCCTTCAGAGGCATTAACAATAGCCAGCAAGCCGGACATTGCCTCCTGTCCGCCAATAGCCGATGCAGCGGATGCTTGCTCTTTTTCAGACAAGCCGCCCAAGGAATCACGCATGTTTTCCATGACCTGCATCAAGCTCTTCATTGAGCCATCTGCATTGGTCAGGCTGATGCCGTATTCCTCCATCGCAGCAGCACAATCTTTTGGAGGGTCTGCAAGCCGTGTCAGAATACTGCGCAACGAAGTACCGGCTTGGCCGCCTTTAATGCCGCTGTTGGCCATCAGGCCAATAGCCTGCGCAAGGTCTTCGATATCATAGCCAAGAGCACCGGCCAACGGGGCGGCATATTTGAATGTTTCGCCCATCATAGCAACATTCGTATTGCTGTTGGACGATGCCGCCGCCAGAACATCCGCGAAATGCGCGGAATCACTGGCCTGCAATCCCATTGCTGTCAGTGCATCGGTAACAATATCAGAAACAGTCGCCAAATCCTCACCGGACGCAGCGGCAAGGTTCATAATACCTTCGATGCCATCCAGCATGTCCACGGTTTTCCATCCGGCCATCGCCATATAAGAAAACGCGTCTGCGGATTCCGAAGCACTGAATTTTGTTTTTGCGCCCATTTCCTGGGCTTTTGCGGTTAGAGCCTGTAACTCATTACCTGTGGCACCAGATATAGCCGCAACATTGGACATGGATGCTTCAAAATCCATGCCCACCTTGGTTGCGGCTGTGCCAATACCTACAATGGCAGTTGCGGCACCAGTGACAATAGCCGATGTAGCTTTTAGGGCGGTACTTGCTGCACTGCCTATTTTTTCAATGCCATCTGAAAAGCCGCTTGTATCAATGCTGGTATCAAATTTTAGAGTGCCATCATACGCCAATGCTTTCACCTGCCTTTAGGCAAATTCATCGGCGCATAATGGCTCTACTTGAAATTACTTAATTATTCAAAATCACTTTTCCTGTTTTCCATTTTCCACGGAAATTTCAAAGCGATACTTGCAGCCCCGCCCCTTGCAGGTGACATAAAGCCCCTTGCAATCAGCAGCGCTGCTGAAAAAAATAGGCATCCGATACCCGCAAACCGGGCAAGATACCTGCCTGAAGTTGCCGACATTATTG